GCCGAAAGGCAGGGGCTTCTTTTTTGCTATTTTAATCTAAGAATGCAATGTGATTCTTTCCAGCTTTTGTTTGCAAGGCTACTTGTACTTGTCCCCCACTATTGATGTCAAACTTAATTGCTGTTTTAACTGCTTGTTCTAATATGTCAATTGCATCTTCATATTCGTCTGCTTCATCAATTCCTAAAGCATGAGCAGCTCCAAGAGCTAGCGCTGCACCTGTTCCTGTGCAATAAACTTTATCTTTTGTTTTTTCTAGTCCATAGACTTCATCTATAAAATACAATGTTCCTTGGACTGCAACTATAAAATCATTTTCAAAAGATGATGGGTAACCTTCAGCTTTAATGTCATATCCTGACATTCCAAAAGTTTTACGCAGATTAGGTACAAATTGAGTAACCATAAACTTGTCTAGATTTGTTGATCTTGGCGGTGCTGGTGGCTTAAAAGCATGTTGGATTAGATTCATGCCTCGGACTAAGCCTGCAGCAGAAACTAAATATTTGCCATTTTCTGCAATCTTGCCCATAGGAGAACAATCGCTTCTCATGTCATAACCTGTTGTTTGAGTATCTGCGGCAATAATGCAGTAATCTTCGTGTTGATATGCAATGAGTGTTGTCATTTTTCCTCCGTAGCTAGTTCTCCGCCTATAGCCATATATGCTGCACCATCTAACCAACCATCTAATTTCTCAGGTGATTGGACTAACCGAGCAACTTTTACTTGATTCATGCATAACGCAACTTGCCAAGGTTCTACGGTAATGCCTAAAACTACACTCCAAAGCTTTGCAATACGATCATGGTTTTCTTGTGGAGTTCCATAATCTGTTTGCCTATCATTATAGATTAAACGAGTTGCTTCTTCTAAGATCTCTTTGCGGTTCATTAGTCTAACCAAACTTGATAACAAGCAGTGACACGACCTCGTTCGGGATCAATGAAGTGCAATCTTTGAGAAGGAACACCTGAGGCGGCCATAGAGTCTCTTGCGTAGCGGTTATCGGACTCCGTTGAACCGGTCCAATATACAGATCCAAGACCATCTGACAATGGTTCTTGCGCATGACGATGGTAATGACCGAGGTAAATATCTTGAAATTCCCAGTCGTAAGCTCCGGCTTTCCAACGGTTTCCAGCTGCTTGCCATCCGGCCGGAGAAGCGAAACCAGATCTACCAACTTCATCGCCATGCATAAGCAAAGCTCGATAATTGCCAATCTCAATGCGTTGAATATCTTCAACACCATGACGTGGATCCCATGTTAGTCTTTTAGCAGTCGCTTCTTCAGAACATAATAACTGACGCGCAAGCTCATAACACATACGATCAAAATTATCAGACTTCGGTACATCCGCCCTTTTGTTTCCGATTCTGCCATGGTTTCCCCATTCTGCAATAACAGTTACGCGTTCGTAAACCGCTAATGCTTGTCTTACTACATCTACAATCAAACGGCTAACTGTTATGTACTGATCATAAAGACTAAGATCAATTTCCCATAGTTGAGCAGGATAGTTAAAAAGACCTTCAACCATGTCTCCACCAAAGCAAACTACAACATCATTTACCGGGTGGTCTTGTCTTTGTATTTCAGTAATTTTAGTTGCCTTAATTGTAAAGTCCATAACTCTAGTTCTCATAATTTCTGAGTTATAACTAGGAGTTACTTTTGCGCCTTGCCAGTCAGTTAGATGCCATAAAGCAACTTCTGGTCGCTTGCGTCGTTTATCAGCTTTTGGACCTTCAATAGGCTTCATTGGCCCTAAAGCCAAAGTTGCATCTTTACAGGCTTGGATTGTTGCTTCTACTAATTCTTCGGTGCGTTGTTTTGCTTTAGATAATTCTTTTTGTGTTCGTACAAGTGTCTGACGTAGCTCCGAAACTGATTCGTCTACTTCAAGTTGCAGTTTCTTGGCATCGTCAGATAAAGTCATGGGGTCCTATAACACGGGCATTGTTTTTTTCGATGGACTGTTAGTACAGTATTTCCTAATTGGAAACCATGTAATCTTAAAAGGTTAACAATTTGTATGATAGTAACTTTAGATTGAATTAAGTTTTCTAAAGCATCAGCGTCAGCTGGTAGTAACTCTAATTTAATTTTACCAACAGTGCAGAGTGGTTTAGTCTGTTCATTCAAAAGATCATTGATTGCTTTTGATAAGTCCCCCGAGCTCATCATTAGTTACTTCCTATACCGAATTCTTTTTCTTTTGGATCAATTGACTTAACGATTGGAGCAATAATAGATCCAAGTAAAACTGCATACTCAGGACGCATATCTGCTGCAATTGCAAGAATAACGGTAATGCCAGAGGCAAGAACCGCTCTTAAGTAAGATTTAATTGCTGATTTGTGCTTTGCTTTAAGTTTCATAACACTCCTTTATTTTTTTGGACGTGCAATTGCCATAATTGTATCGTACTTTCTGCGTTTTAGATAGAACCCGTCACCATTAGATTGACTTCCATTTCTACTGTCCGACGTGTTACCTTCCCACACATTTAAGTATTTTAAGGTTGTATTGTGCCATTGGACAATACCGACATGATCTGGTTCTGCATCTGTATCAAACTGAAAGAAAACAAGATCACCTTGCTTTGCTTGTCCGATTGGTATTAACTGATTGTTTTTTGTTAGATACTTCAGCCATTCATCACAAGAGGCATAGCCTTTTGGTTTAGCTTTTGGAGCCACTTGACTTATTAAACCGGCTTCGTGGTAGATCTTAGATGCGGACATTGCACACCACGGTTGGTTGTTTAGTCCATACCACTTGCCAAAAATAGTATCGTTGTTCTTGCCTTCGGTATAACCGACGTACTCACTTGCTATTTCTTTTAGGTTTTTCATCCTTGCCCCTTTGAGTTAACATTGTTATTACTAATTCCATTTGAGTCTCTAACCTTGTAACAGAGTCTTTCAAACTAGATCCACCATTTGGTTTTAATTCGTTTAAGAAGTGTTTAACTAGCCAACGTACGGCAATTACAAACGAACCTAGTATCGATATGACCGCAAGTGTTAAAGCAGCCCAGTCATTCACAGTCATTCTTCTCCTTGAGTTTTGCTTCGAGATCCCCCACTCTAGCTGTCAACATTGCTTTGTCCAGAGCTAACAGACCAATCTGCTCTCTAAGTGCTGCAATAACTACGTTGATGTCTAGTTCTGTTGCTTTATCCATTAGTTCCCCCCTTGTTTTAGCCATTTTACAAATATTATAGGCAAATCTGGATGTAGCGGTTGTGCTTTTGCTTTTGCTTCGTCAGGGTCTGTGGCAGAGACTTGCTCTGTGACTAAGATGCCATCGTCATTAAATCCAACTATGTATTCCTTCATGACTTGCCCTCAAGTGTAACAACTCTCCCGTGCAAGTCTTGGATTAAAGACAGCATGCTCGGAACAATCATACGGTCATTCCAAGACTCAACCACACCTTTGTCTTTGTCTGCCGCTATTGGGTAAATCTCTGCAACCTCTTCTGCAATGAAACCTGGCATCAATAATCCTGCGCGGTCGTCTGCAGCGTCTAGGTAATCTGTTTTGTAGCTAAATGCTCGCACTGGCAGTGTCAACAACTTGTTTGGGTCAAGACTTGCAACAGAGCGCAACTCAACAATATTTTCTTTGTAACGCTGACTTGAAGCCGTGCTGCGTCGCGTGCGACCGTCTGTGTCCATGCGGGTGTTCGCGGCGTTTGCGCTTGTCACTGGGTCTTGATTATAGAACTGGTCCATAGTGTAAACAGCACCGTTTATAAATACTCCGCTAGAGTTGACTTCTACGTACTTGTTATTTGCTTGCGCAATTATAACCGCATTGGAAGCAACATAAGCCAGCGGGTAAGTCGTAACGTTTGGATTAAAAGTTGAACCGTAATGAATAACAACGCCGTCGGTAGCAGCTGGGCCAACGTGGCCCACGGTTGTGCTGGACTCCATAAATGAGATCGAGTTAGTAGAAGCCGATACCGTAACTCGGCGAGCGCCCGATGAAGTGCGAAGTGTGAAAGCGGTTAGTGTTCCCGCTTGAAGACGGTCAACTGTAATAGAACCAGCTTGAATTTCAAGTGCTGTAATTGTGTTTGTAGCAATTTCAAGTGCAGTAATTGCGCCACCTGCAATTTGCGTGCCAGTGATAGTAGCGGCAGCAATATTACTTGCAACAATTGTGCCAGCGGCTATCTTTGAGCCAGTGATCGTGCCCGCAGCGATTGAAACTGCTTCGATGGTACCAACTGCAAGCTTGCCACCAGTAATGCTGTTTGCGGATATGCGGTCTGCGGCCAATGAGCCAGTTGAGATGTTGCCAGCGTTAATGTTAGAAACCGTGATAACAGAGGCATCAATGGTGCCCGCTGTTAGCTTACTGGCAGAAAGAGAAGCAAGCGCTTCGTTGCCCAGCGTGAAAGATGAAAACGCCCCGCTTGTGTACCTGTAGAACTTGTTGTCATCGTCTGTGTCAAACCAAAGGTCACCCTCTGTGAATGGCCCAGTTGTTGGCATTGTGGTTTGGCGATAAATGCGGTTTTTGCCGTCCGCGGTTGTTTGTGCTGCTGTCGCTGCTGCTGTTGCGGCTGCCGCCGCGGCTACTGCCGCTGCTGCCCCAGCTTCTGCTGCTGCGATTCCAAGGTCTTGCACTGAAACCCAAGCAGTACCAGTCCAATAGTATTGTTTATTTCCATCATCTGTATCAAACCAAACATCACCTTCAGTTAAAGGATAAACTGATCCGTCAGGAGCAGTTGTTTGGCGATATATGTGATTCTTGCCGTTGACAGACGCTTCAATGGAATCAATCTCAACTTGAAGCTCGTCAGTCTCCTCGGTAGAAGCTGCGACAATAGGAATAATTGAAGTCTGAGTCATACCAGTTGAAGTAACTGTAATCGGTGTAATTACGATTTGCGGACAAAGTGGCATTGCTCCCCCTAAATTGTAATCGTGTAAGGGTCAACTACGGATGTAAAATAACTAACTCTCCAATTATCTGCAGTTATAGAATGAGCTAATCCTTCTACAACACAGTTAATTGTAATATTTCGTCCATCATAAGTTAAACGTTTTACTTGGACAAGATCATTTAGTTCAGTCTCTAGCATATCTGTGGCAAGTGTGGCAATGCCGATTGCAGTAAAATCAATTTGTTCTGCCAATACAACAGCATCAGCATCTTTTCTAGCAGCATATAAAGCAAGATTTGCTGCACTAGTTTCATTTAAGATAGGTGCGTCAAGTTTTTTAGATTTTAATCCATATGTAGCAACACTAGAACTAAACTTAGCTGTCTTTTGAGTCTTTTTAGGGCCTCTAAATACTATTGCCTCATTGTAAACATAATCAGTTCCAGGATTAGTAATGATCCCGTCGTAACCAACACTATTGGCATCGCCTTGATCACTAAATAATAATTGAGTTGGACGCGTAAACTTATCAGCTAATGGAACAAGCGTGGCTGTTCCTGTACGACTTACATAGAAACGTCCACCAACACAGTTTGCACATTGCTCTAACATTTCAAGACAACTCATATTCTGCTTTGTCTTTTGCATAACAGTTGTTCCTGTAAGACTACGTCCGCCAGTCCATTCAGCAAGATCAAGTGCTCTTGTTGCTCGAGCTGAAGCAGTTTCTTGAAATGAACTTACTGCAATAGCTGGCGCAATTGCTTTTGCAATTTGTGCAAGACCATCTACAAATGTCAATGAAACTGTAGGATAAATACCTTGATTGACTTCATTGTTCTCTAAATAACCTGTAAAAATAGTTGTAGAATTGCCTTGAATTTTTACTTGCATACCGGCAATTAAAATTCCATACCATGGACTTGATGTATTGCTTGGATCAAATGCTCCTGATTGGTTGTTCAATACAACATCAGCAGTTCCAGCTTCTAAGAAGTCATTTTGATATTGACGGCCTCTACGGATCTCAACAGATAACAAAAGATCAGCGCTGACAGCGGTATAAGCTCCGCCATTGCTAAATGAAACCGTAACTGAAGGTGCATTAGCTGGCATTACAGCACCGCAAACTGACTGCCACCACGTCGGCGCATAAGAGTTGCTAGACCATTCTTGATACCATTAACAAGATCACCTTGTGAAACAACAGAACCAGCAACGTTGACCGTGATGTTTCCACCATTCATAGTTGTGTTCTTTGCAATATTTCCATGTCCAGCAGATGCTAATAATGAAATCGTCGGACTTGAAATACCTAACTTTGCTTGTTTCATTTGATTTCTACGAATTGCTTCTAAAGTAATTGGATCTTGAGCCTTTAAGTCTTTGCTTGACAAACCAAACTTTTTAAGTGCAGCAAGTCCTTTTGTAACCGCTATCTCATCTTTTTGTGCGTCAGTTAGATTTTTAGTTGCAGTAGTCATGCCATCAATGCCTTTAGTGTAATCATCAGCTTTTGAAGTAAAGCCTTTGGCATTAAACTCAAACTTACCTAATGAATCGGCAGCTTTATCTGAATCTTTATTAAACTTATTTGCGGCAAGACCCATACCTACAAGCGCTACGCCAAATGCAGCTGCTCCTGCTGCTGCTGAAATACCACCTGTTGCTAATGCAGTTGCTGCAGCAGAAGCAAGTGAGACTGTACGTAATGCCTTCATGACCTTAATAATTGCTTGAACTCCTGTTACTAAAGCAGCAACAGCTCCTGCAACTTTACCACCAAAGAAAGCGGCAATAATTACAGCACCTAAAGTAGCAAATACTTTGATATTTCTAGCCACAAAACTAAACATATCGTACATTAACTTTGCAAAAGCTATACCATAAGCAATAGAAGTCTTAAATCCTGCTGCAATTTTATCGCCATTTTCATCTACAAACTTCTGAATTGCAGGAATTGCCTTGTTAATAATAAGATCAGCAAATGATTTAAGTTGTGGGATTAACTTATAACCTAGAGACTCTGATGCTTCACCAAATGCAAGTTTAATTCTTTCCATTTGTCCAGCAAATGTGTTGGCTGCTGCAGCTGCAGCTCCTTTTGTTTCACCTGAAATCTCTCGCATTGCTGCTGCAAAGTCTTTGGATTTAACAGTAGCTGCAGAAATCTGTGGGAATAACTTTTTAAGAGCACCAATATTGCCACCATAAGCTTTAGCAACAAGTTTAGATGCTGCATCCAAATCTATAGTTTTTGCTGCTGAAATATCCATTGCAGTGCCGAGTAACGATTGAGCTTTTCCTACATCACCAGTTACCGCGGCAAGTCCAGCAAGAGCAGGACGAAGTTGATCATCAGCAATGCCAAACTCTGCTTGCATTGCAGAAATATATTGTTCTGTGGCAGCTATAGCCGCGTCAGTTGCTCCTACTGTATTTCTAAGTGAATTGGCAAGAAGTACTTGAGACTTCTGATCTTCCATGGCTGCTTTAACAGCATCATAGCCAATTTTTGCAGCAAAAGCTCCTGCTGCAATTGCAGCTAGACCAAACTTCTTTGCAGTTCTATTAGCAAAATCACCAAACTTTTTTTCCATCTTACTAATATCTTTGACTGCAGCTTTTGTACCTTTGTCAGAATATTGAGTAAGAATGCGGGCGACTACTGC